CAATATCAATCCCAATATTGTGCATAGCTGGCGGCTTACGCAGCATCACCGCCCCGCCCCCGAGATGGGTTTCAATGTAGGTATCATGCGGGGGCATTTCAGCAATAATCTTCTGATAAACCCCACTCGCCGCTTTGCTTCCCAGATAGCTCATTCTCTTACGTCCTCAGCTGGCACCGTCATTTTTAACCACCTGCAGCACTGTTAAAAATGACGGTTCTCGATGTATGGCCAACACTGCCAGAAATGGCGGTATTTGCCGGAATACGGTACCGCACCGTCAAAGCTGACCGTTCCGGCCATGGCGATAATTCGGTACCACACTGTCAAAGCCGACCATGCCGATCGGCGCCCTACTTCCGCCCCGTAAACGCTGCCTTCATTCTGTTCACGAGGTCGCTTGTTTTCTGCTTCGCCGCCATCACCTGCGACGGCAGCTTATCCAGCCCGGACGCGGCGCGGTTGCGCGATACCAACCGCCCGTCCTGCACAGTCATAATGAGATCACCGCACGCCACTGACGCACCGGCCATAATCGATCTGACCATTCCGGCGCTGGCATCAACCCCACGCAACGCCAGCAGTTCACTGATCTGCTGCTCTTTGACGGATAGCCCGGCCCCCTCTTCCCGTTCCGGTGGCCGCTTTTTACGCTTACTCCGCACATCGTCACTAAGCCGCTGCGCCAGTTCCCTCTTTTCCTGCCGGGAAAGCGCATCAAAATTCACCGTCACGCCCTCAGCTGGCACAGTCATTTCCGACTGTCCTGCAGCTTCGCTGGCGGCATGTTCAACACCGTCAGCACCTGCCGCGGGATCCCGCGTACAGTTATTGACAGAACTCCGAGGGGCGGCGCTGCCGCCTGAAAAACCAACGTCAACGGCCACACCGTCAGCGCTCTGGCGCTTCGGCACGATTTTGTATTGAGTGGTGCGGGTGAAGATCAAAGAGTCGTTGCCCGTGATCGGGCAATAGATGCCGGTAATTCGCTGGACGTCATCGCCGTATGCGTTGCCGTTTTCGGTGGTTTCATAATTCAGACGGATCCGCAGCTTGTCGCGCTCAACCAGCGGGCCACCCTGGGCTAATACGTAGTTATCCCATTCACCACCGTTCGCGGCTTGCCGGGCTGGTTCAAGCTCTGGATGCAAAACCAGTTCGCGATCGCCCAGGCGGCGAAGTTCGCGATATACCGTGACCGGCGCACCACCTATCTGCTGAAACTGGCGAATAGACCAGCGCGACGCCCACGCGCTAACGCGAAGAGACATTTCTTTCAGGTCTTCCCCGGTTTCGTCGTCCTTCTCACCATCCAGCGCGAAGCCGTCGATATTCTTTGAAATGTATTTAGCTATGTAGCCGGTTGCACTACCGTGGGCCTCGTCGATCGGTACGACCTGAAAGCGGTTTTCCTGCGCTCCCGGTTCGTGGCCGTCTTCTTTCAGGGCATGCTTACGGAAGATTTCGCGCGCCTGCTCGACGTGCTCAGGACGCATAAAAAGCAGCAAATGCCAGTGTGGCGTTGCATCGTGATGCGGTTCGACCACGCGAAAACCAAAGACACGGATCCCTTTCCGCTTCCATGCCGCGCGGGTTCGCGCCCAGACCTTGCAAAGATAATGCTGCGTTTCGCGTGGTGAAGCGCCAGCGTATTTGTTATTGCGGCGCCCATTGTGCTGCATGGCGTGATAGCGGGAAGGCGCTGTCAGCGTGTAGAAATCACCGGCCAGAGATTCCAGCTTCGCCAGCTCTTCAAAGCCTCGCATTCTGGTCATGAGTTCGCGGCGACGGTTGGCCGGGTTGGCAACACTACCGGCAACTTTATCGATCAAAGAAATACGCTCGCCCGTGTCCTGGTCTTCCAGTTCCATAGCCTTAAGGTATTCACGGTTCGCCTTTTTCTGGGCCAGCCATTCCGTAAGACACGGGGCGCTACTGTAGGGGGAGGATTTTTTCTGGACGTATCCAGATGCGATCATCAAATGTTCACGCCAGCGGGCATGAATACGGCGCAGGCGGTTTAACCACCACTGCGGTGACTCAAGACGAAGAACCGCGCGTAAGGCGTCCTCCGCTTCTAACTCTTCGTCACAATACGCTTTCCAGCCAGGGATCTGCGTTTTCAGATGTACCGCCAACGACGCAATACGCCCATAACCGGAAAGCGCGGCGAACTCTGGATCGCCGGTACGTGCCAACTGGTGATCGGACTCGCGTATAAACTCGCTGGTAAAGATATCGGCAAGCGTATAAGCCAGTCTTTTTAACTCTTTTTTCCCTGCCCACAGCATACGGAAAAGCTGCTCGCGGATTGGCAGCAGCACGCCAGGCATCACGCCATCAGGCTGGTAAGCGCTGTTTACGTTATCAATGCGCGTTAATACGTGCCGCTCAAACGTATTGATCAGCCAGTGATCTGCCGCTTTGTGGTCTTTCGCGTCCAGCGCATCCAGCTTCGTGGCGAAGTGGCGGCGAACGTACTGCGGGAGAGAAGCCAGACGGCGGCGCAGCAGCTTACTGCGTTCCGGCTTTTCGTCTTCCGTTACCAGTTCGCTAAACGCAATATGCTTCCGTGTGCCGTCTGGTAACAGATAATCGAAGCCATCCAGCCCCGGCGCTACATCAACGCCGATCGGCTGGTATGGTTTATTCCTGCCATACGAATAAGGGGTAGCATCATCAGGGCTACCCGGATACGGTGGCGGTGGAGAAGGGGCGCGACGGCCACGGGCTTCACTCATTACCGGTTATCTTCTTTCCGGTAAAAACCAAGCCGGTTTAATGCCGCCTCAAGATCATAATCAATCGCGGTTTTATCCACCTCCCCCAGCAGGAGGACGACAAATTTTTTACCTTTGCTTGGCTTAAACCCAGCCGAAAAGCATTGTTTGCCATCCTCCGAATAAACAACCTTCGTAAAAGAGGACGCAAAAGAGGCGTCACCATCATGAAGCGAAATCATGATCGCCCTCCTTACAACCAGTCTCTTTGAATAAGTCCAGGCTCAACATCACATAGCCCGGCGCCCATTCAGTCAGGTCAGTAACATGCGAGATACACGCTTCCAGCCTCTTGAAAGTTGGCTTTTCATCCGCGCCGATTTCCCACAGGCAAATAAGATCGCCAACCTGATAATTTCTATCGTTGCGCCTGAACTCCGCTTTTTTCCGGCCAATCTTCACCGCGTGGAAAAATTCAGAACGGATCTTTAATTGGTGAGTTTCCATCACTCTGCCCCTTTGCGGTTGCGAGATACGCGGAGAACGCCGATCACTTCTTTGGCCTTCTGCCGGTTGTCTTTGTCAGTGCTGACGGAACGTTGCACGGTGATTTCGTGCAGCTTGAAGGGTTGGTAAATCTCGCGGGTGGCTTCGGTGTCGCTGTTGGAAATAACGACTTTCGCGCCATGCTTGCGGTTAACTTCCAGCAGTGCCTGGACTAACTGGCGGTGGTTATCTTCTAAAAATGACTCACCGTAATATTGGGTAAAATCTGCCGTCTTACTCGTTGGCAGGTACGGCGGATCGCAGTAAACGACAACATCGCCGCCAGTGACGACCTGTAGGGAACGCTGGAACGGCGCACAAAGAAATATCGCTTTTGTGTCGTTAGCTTTTTCAGCAAACAGACGGATTTCATTTTCAGGAAAGAAGACGCTTTTATATTTGCCAAACGGCACGTTAAAGCCGGTCTTACGGCTGTAGCGGCACAGGCCGTTATAGCCGTGACGATTCAGATAGAGGAATTGTGCAGCACGCATGATGCACGCCATTTCGGCACCGTAGCGCAACCCGCCACTTTTCACCGTGCCATGCTGCTTATTGAATGCGGCGCGGACTTCGTTGTAACCCTGCGGGCTGTTCTTGCTGTTGAACAGTTCGCGGGCCGCGTCGATCACCAAATCCGGGTAGCGGGTAACTTCCCGATACAGGTTAATAAGATCCGGGTTGATATCGGCCAGCACATAGCGGCGGTAATCAGTGGCGAGAAATACAGCTGCACCGCCTACGAATGGCTCGATCAGGCAATCGCCTTTAGGCAGGTGCGGCAGCAGGTCAGGAAGGACACGGGTTTTACCCCCTGCCCATTTGATGAACGGGCGGATCATTTTATAAAACTCCGTAAGGGGAAGAAGGCACAATCGGGCGCTGCAAGGCAGTGGTAAGGCGCTGGCGCATATCACTGATAAATTCGGATACGGACGGATCGGTAGATAAAAGGGTTAATTCGCCAGCGGTGCGGGTTTTGATTGTTAACCCCTCTTCCTGAATAGCTGGCAAAAGTACATGAAGAATAAAATTGTACTGGTCACGCTTGGACATGGCGGACATAGCCTTACCCTCATTAAAGATGAGTTGAACCGCCGCCACTTAATTAAAGGGCGGAGAAAACAGAATTGATTTTTTAAAACCGAATTACTTAATTAGCTTTTTAAATAATTCAGTCAGTGTAAGCAGGAAGCCTTTATTAATTCTTTGGGTATAGACAAATGGTTTATTTTTACCCTTAATAAATTGAACCTTCGCCGGTTCGGGCTTAAAAAATCTCCCGTCAGGTGTTTCTAACCAGCCGTTTTGATTTTTGAAGTGTGTAACCTGACATCCGTGCTTAAGCAGGCTTGCCAGTGATGGGCCTTCATCGTGCATTGCTGCCTCCTTGTTTATACATCCCGTCAACTGTCTGCATAGCTTCCGCTAAAGCAAAGTCACGTCCGTAATATTCACCATTACTAGAAATTCTATAGGAGTGTTTCAGCGTAAAAGGATTACGCGGGCATTTCTGAATAGTGAAGCCACGATATAAATATGAGTGACGGCTTAACTGTATTAATTGCACAGCCACAAAAGCCCCTCACATTCCTAATTTAAGTAATTCACCATCAACATGGTGGGCCACGTCTTTGGTTATTTTCTTAATCAGCTTTTTATCCCTGATCATGAACTCGCCGCAATTGGTGCGAATCATGAAGCCCGATTGCATGGCATTTAAATGGGTGTCCAGAATGTCATTGCATTCACACACCTGGCTTTCGTGGTTGGCTGTTTTCTTGCTCATTGCAATAACCTCAAAGACCGATCCACAGCAGCCAGGCATCACGCTGCTCTTTTGGGCGGTTGAAAAATGCGTCACGCATGGCGCGGTTAAATTCTGGGATGTAGATCCAGTTTTCAGAGCGACCATTCAGGGCTTCCGGGTTCTTCATCGGAACCACTGGCAACTTACCGTCGCGCACCATATCGCCTACTGCGCTGGGTGATTTACCGATCATTTCGGCAAATTTCGGGGTTGGCACCGCGTCCACAGGGTGGCGCAATTCGATGTAGCCCTCTGGGTATTTGTCTTTCATGTGTAATAATCCCCTTTGATGTTTGGCCGCTTATAGCTGGCTGTAGCCGCTTCAGGCGGTCGCTAAAGTTAGACACATATGACCAACTAACGAGGATATTAGACAGATATGGCTAACCCGTCAAGCTTAGGCGAAAAGATCCGCCTAATCAGAGAAGCCGAGGGAATAACACGGGCACAACTGGCTGAAATGCTTGATGTTCCTTATGGAACCCTCAACAACTACGAAATGAAAGGCATCCAAATGACTGAAAAGTTTATGGTTAATTTCACGAACCACCCCAGATTTGAGAAATACGCGCTATGGCTAATGACGGACAAAACCGCACCTTCTGCGGGGCAGGTGTCCCCGGCTCTCTCCCCTGATGGGCAAGGCAGAACAACATTGCGCCAATCAAGGCCGAAGGCTGGTTAAAAATCTGGTTTTTCTTTGCGTTAGAACAATCGGCGCAAAACGACAATCGCACTACTGGAGGGCTTCGCTATGGCGATTAAGAAGCTCGAAGGTGGTCAATACGAAGTAGACGTTTACCCGCGCGGGCGTAATGGAAAACGCATCCGCAGGCGGTTCGATAAGAAACAAGAAGCCGTACTTTTTGAGCGTTATGTACTGGTCAACGCCGACAAAAAAGAATGGCTGGGCGCGAGCGTAGACCGCCGCACCTTAAGTGAGTTGTTAGATACCTGGTGGTTGCTGTACGGCCAGACGCAGGAAAACGGTGAGATAGAAAAGCGGCATCTGAATAAGACGATCAGGGCGCTGGGGGATCCGGCTGTTAATCGGTTGAGCAAACGCACGATTGCGCAGCACCGCAGCCAGCGGCTTGAGGATGGAATAAGCGCAGCCACGATCAACCGCGACATTTACCGGTTTTCCGGCATGTTCAGCACGCTGATCAAAATGGAAGAGTTCAGTAAGGAAAACCCCTGCAAGGGGCTGGAACCACTGAAAGAAACTCCGCCAGCCATGACCTATCTGACCAAAACAGAGATCGGCAGGTTGCTGGAAGCGTTAACCGGCGACGATCGGCGCGTAGCACTGTTGTGCCTCAGTACCGGCGCACGATGGGGCGAAGGCAGCACGCTGCGAGGCGAGCAGGTAAATCACGGGCGCGTGACGTTCCTTAAGACCAAAAACGGGAAAAAGCGAACGGTTCCGATATCGGAAGACCTGGAGGGAGAGATCAAGACCAGCGACACGGGGCCGCTGTTCAAAGTGGATTATGAAAACTTCTGCGAACGACTCAGAAAGGTAAAGCCCGATCTGCCACGTGGTCAGGCCACGCATGTGCTTCGGCACACGTTCGCAAGCTGGTTCATGATGAACGGAGGGAACATTATTGCGTTACAGCAAATTCTGGGGCACGCCAGCATACAGCAGACGATGGTTTATGCTCACCTTGCCCCTGACTATCTGAAGCACGCAGTAACGTTAAACCCGTTGGGCGGAGGGCTGGCGATTTGACTACACGTTGTCTACACCCATAAACACTATAACCCGTTGTAGCCGCTTCTGGCGGTTACACGGTAGCTTGATTTAAAAGGGATTTTTTCTAAGTACCTGATAAAAAAAACCCCCTCATCATGAGGGGGAAGACAGGGATGGTGAAGAAATCCAACCAGCAACACAATGGAATAAAAGGATTTATTCTAAACTTCGTCTACATTTTGACTACACTTCGACAAAAAACCAGCCAGGCG